TTAGCACTCTCCGGACGGTTGAAACCTGGTTTTTCTAGGGTCTACAAACCGGGTTTGAAGGCATTGTAGTGATAGCTAGATATGGTTAGACGGTTATTACCTCTTTTAGGAATAGTAGATAGAAATAGTATATAGAGACATGGCCCTTATAAGGAATATATAAGAGTTTCCGTGAAATAAACCATACCATCCGGAGCCTCTATATACACAATTTTAGTAGGAATACATTGGTGTCTGAGATGACCACTCTACCTCACTCTACCTGCACCAGGTTGTAAAAATATTGACACGTCTAGACCTCAAATGGTATCATAATGCTAGAACATGGTCGGATGTTAGGTAAATAACGTCCATTTTGAAAGGAAATGTCATATGTCTCTGGCAAAAGACCCTCAATTACCACAAGAACTGCCTCACAGTGCTCTATCTGACGCAAAAACTATAGTCTCCAGGCTACAGGACGGCACACTGTCCTGCGATGATCTTGGTGACCATGATTACCACATCGTCATCAAGGCCATGGACTCTACCAGTCGCCTCATGGTCTTCCCACAGTCTCCCACGAAGTCCTATGTGGCCAAGCTATTGGGTATCACCACCAACAAGGTCACGCGCATCCTCGAGGCCCTACGTCTATCCTACGGGCATGTAGACCCCACCAGCCCACTTGATCGTCCTATCTTCCAGCAAACTCCGTCTATCATCCATCAGGTCTGGGAGAGGGTGATGCTCATGGCAGAACAGTCTGGTGACTACAAGACCATGTGGTCTGTGACACATCAGGCCACTACCCTGGGTCAGTCCCTTGGCTATATTACCCGTGTACCAGACCGTGTAGAGGTCACAGGGACCGGTATACTGGGTTTAATGGCCACTTCAGAGAGTGCAAGGCGTGAAATTGAGGGCTATTCAGACTGGCTAATCCAACAATCACGTCAAAATGACACCCCTCCTGACCCCTCAGCCAACGCTCTGCGAACGGATTGCCCCCTCTCGTCCAAAGTTTTGGGAACAGAGACCGACGGTACCGGCGAATAATTAAAACGTCTCTACGGCCCTCACAGGAGCTCACAGAGGATGTGTAAAAAAAGTAGCATAATAGACCAGGAGATCTGGAAGGCCTACCCGCACATGTTGGGCTACACACTAAGCCGCGGCAGGTGGTTTCCATACGACTGGCTCGTCTATGCAAGTAAACTTCTCGTGAACTCCCTGCTGGATAACCCTGACGGGAGTAGAATTATCGTAAATTGTCCTCCTCGTTTCGGTAAATCAATGCTCTTATCCCACTGGGTACCCGTATGGTACCTGGAACACCATCCTGATATGCGTGTCATTCTCTCTACCTACGGACAGGAGCTATCCTCCAACTTCGGTAGACAGGTACGTAACACCTTTGATAACCCAATGTTAAGTACAAGACTGTCAGACGATTCAAGTGCCGCACATCGATTCAACACACACTCTGGTGGCGGGATGTTGTGCTCTGGTGTGGGCGGCCCGATCACGGGATTTGGTGGTAATCTCATACTCATAGACGACGTGGTGAAGAACTGGGAGGACGGGCAGAGTCCGACCATGCAGCTGAAGACCTTTGACTGGTACTCCAATACCCTGAGGTCACGTCTTGAGCCCAATGGGTCTATCATCATCCTGATGACACGCTGGAACGAGGATGACCTTACTGGTATGCTGCTCCAAGAGTTCCCGGGAGAGTGGACACACATAAAGCTACCTGCCACCGCCATGCCCGAGCCTGATAGACCTGATCCTCTTGGGAGACAATGGGGCGATAGTCTGTGCCCTGAGAGATTTAACCTGGATACCCTGAGGAAGTGGAAGCATGAGATGCCCGATGTAGTGTGGCGGGCCAACTACCAGCAGATCCCTGTATCAGACACGGCCATGAAAGCCTTCTCATCGTTCGGGAACAACAATCTGGGTCCGTGTGCCTATAATCCTGCACTTGAGCTGGATGCCTCATTCGACTTTAATATATCCCCCGGTATGTCCATACTAATAGGCCAACACACAGACGATAAAGTGTCCTATATACATGAGATACATGAGTATGGTCTTGACCTGCCCCACTCTATTGGAATGCTGGTAGACTATTGCAAAGAGTATAACATAGGTCATGTCAATATATATGGCGATAGTACAGGGAGGGCCAGGAATGTTCAGACGACGCAGACTAACTATGACCTCATTTACCGCCTTCTCTCAGAATCTTCTATAAGTTTCTCAGCCTGTGTGCCGCAAAGTCAGCCACCGCAGCGATCCTCGCTTCTGCTCTCCAACCACATGTTTCAGAATAACAAAATCACTGTGTCACCGGGTCTTAAAATACTGATACGTGACCTGAAGTACCTGAAGGTAGATCAGGGCGGGTCTATATGCAAGGCCAATGCAGACCTCTCACACATGTCCGACTGTCTTAGATACCATATAGCCCAGGCTTTCGGTAATATTCTTTCTAGATCGTCAAAACAAAGACAAAGAATAGGAATTAGAAGATAATTTCCTTGACATGGGCAGCTATATGTACTACTATAGGTATAGGTTTGATGTAGTTCTGGGGTAAAGGAAAGACGATGTCGCAAGCACAAACTACTATCTCCGCGGACGCCGAAGGCACAGGCAGACAGATGTTCGGTCCGTCTCCTCATCCCATACCAACACGTGGGTATTCAACTCCGCTTCCGTCGTCTATCCACACATGGAGGAAGATGCGCGGCAACCCAACCATCGCGCTCTCCCGAGTCGCAGCCACGTCTCCTATCCTCCTCCAGAACCTCTCCATTGTGTCTAAAAATGACGCACGCGAAGAGGTAATTACTTACGCACAGGACTATATCAAACCCCTTATGCCCGGTCTGATCAAAGACCTTCTACTCGCCCTGGATTACGGATTCTCCGCCTTTGAGCTCGTAGACAAATTCACGCCCGAGGGTCTTATAGCCCCCAGGCGTATCAAATACCTTGAGCCAAGCCTCACCAGCATCCTCCAGGACTTCGGTGGTCACTTCGTTGGTCTTGCCCAGGGTTCCGTGGTTATAGGCTCCGATAAGGCATTACTCTTCACCTATGATAGAGAGGCCGATAACCTACAGGGACGACCTCGTAATGAGACCGTTCGTCTGGCCTGGAGTCAGTGGTGTGATCTGGTTGACATGGAGGGCGTCTACCTTAAGCGTGTGAGCAACATACTGCCCATCGTGCATTATCCGTCAGATGAGTCGTTTGAGGACGCTGAGGGTAATATGATGACGGCATTTGAGGCCGCACAGCTTGTCGTCAAGGACTTGTGCGACCTGCGTGGAGTGGTCCTGCCGTCCGCTCCGATAGGTAAACAGGCACAGGCGCTCATAAACGCCGGTATAGACCCCGCGCAGCTAAAGCCCTGGGCCCTGGACTATAGTGAGCCTCAGGGTAATAATGCGGCCTCTCTGGCCTCGGCTATAAAGGCCAAGGAAGTTCAGATGGTACGCGGTTGGCTACTGCCGGAGCGTTCCATTCTAGAGGGCAATAACGGTACTCTGGCCGAGAGTGTTCAGCATACAAGACTTGGGCTGGAGTCCACTCAGATTCTGATGAATGATATTATGGGTACGCTGAATAGCCTACTAGACAGGTACCTGGCCATAAACTTCGGTGAGTCTGAGACCGACACCGTTGACTTCGGGTTAATGCACGTGAGCGAGCAGACTATCAACCTGATGAGCGAGCTGGTAAAGGGCGTCATGGAGTCTGATGACAGGCTGACTTCCCTTGGCCGCATACTGGATATTAATGCAATGGCAGACGCACTTGGACTACCTAAGGCAGAGGAGACTATATAGATGAGCCTAGAACTACCTGAAACACTATTGTTGAGCTCCGGTGAGCTGGATAGCGCGTCCCCTGCCTCTCATGAGACCCTTGAGAATGGTATACCCACCAAGGTCTTCAGGAAAGACCTTATTCGTCTAGGTCACTACAAGCACCCGCTTGGCCTATGGGATCTTGATGTCACTGACGAGCGGATGAACAAGTGGGTTGAGGCGTTTGAGAAGATGAAGGCCAATGGTGTCCTCGTCCCCCTATCCGGATCCCACATACCATCGAGTGATAACCACCTTGGGTATATAAAGAATATGTCCGTAGAAGACGGTAAGCTCTATGCCCAGGCTGCCATAACCGGTGACGAGGCCATCACTAAGGCCTATCGTGTCAACCAGGTGTCCATCGGACTCGAGAGAAATAAGAAGGACTCACAGGGAGTTGAGTACGGTGAGGCCATAGGCCACGTTGCTCTAACGCCCGTCCCGGTAGTAACAGACCAAGAGGAATTCAGGGAGCTCAATATGGGCCTCGACTATGTTCCCGAGGTTAAACAAGAGGTTGATCTTGATGTCGTTACTCCAGAGTCCATGGCGGATAACAATAGTGAAAAGTCTACACGCGTAGATTATATGGCTATCGCAGACTACTATACACTGAAGCTCGATAACATGGTCTTGTCGTGCAATATCACGCCCAATGAGTGTCGCAGGCTGAAAGAACTTTTGGGTGACAATGACATTATGTGTGACCTAACTCAGCAGGGCAATCTCAGGATACCCATGCTCGACCACATGCTGTCTATACTCGCTGATCGTAGGGTGACTGACCTGTCTGAAAATACGGGTAGTCAGGTTGTTAAGAGGGGTAACCCTCTGATGGATTCCGTTGACCGTCTATTTAAGGAGGCCTAAATATGGCCGCGCAGAACGAAAAAGAATACTTTGGTGATTGGGTTGAGTGGATTGCCTCTCGGGACTACAACCTCGAGACGGTGATCATAGAGCAGGATGCGGATGCTTCTGCCGGTCTTGTGTCCGGAGAGCTCCTGGAGGCCGATGGGACTAAGAAGGTGGTGGTTGCCACCGGTGCCTCCTGTGACTCCGTACTGGTCGAGCCGGTAGCACTAGAGGACCTTATTGCCGGTGACGTTAATCGTCTGGCTCTGGTTCGTGGCCCGGCTGTGATTAACAGTGCGGCCATCAATGTGGCGGCGGCGCAGAAGACCGCTGCCCTGGCAGCCCTTCTGGACCTCGGTATTGTCTCGAAGGCCAATCCTACCACGACCACTCAGACGACCTAGATTTGGTCTATAAGACAAGGAGTTATACTATGGCTACTCTCGCTGATGTTTTTGCCCCCGATGCATTCTCTCTGGTCTCGATGACCAATGCTATTTCCAAAATCCCGGCCTCTCCGACCACCATCGGTGACCTGGGAGTCTTTGAGGACGTCCCTGTCGCCCAGACCGTCGTCGCGGTCGAGGAGAATCAGGGTATTCTCAATCTCATTCCGACTACCAGCCGAGGTGGTGGCGGTAGTAAGACCAAGGCCGAGAAGCGTGTTATTACCCCCATGCGTGTTCCTCACATTCAGGCCGACGATACTGTCTCGGCTGACGATGTGCTTAACGTCCGTGCCTTTGGCTCCGATAACGAGCAGGCTGTGGCTGATGTTGTGGCCCAGAAGCTCTCGGTTATGCGCAGGAATATCGACGTGACCACCGAGTACCTTCGTCTTGGTGCCGTCCACGGTGTCGTGACCTACCCGACCGGTAGTGTGGACGCCAATGTCGACCTGTTCAATACCTTCGGTACGAGCGAGCAGACCGTCGACTTCGATACCGCGGATGCTGATACGAATATCGTTGAGGAGAAGTGTGCGGCTGTGCGTGATGCCGTTGAGAGCGCCCTGGGTGGTACTCCCTATACGGGCATCTACGCCCTCTGTGGCCGAACGTTCTTCCGCACCCTCATCTCTCACCCCCAAGTCAAGGACCTCTACCTGCAACAGCAGGCCCTCCTGGGTGCCCAACAGGGTGTGGTTGACTTCGCACGCCCCAACCGTCAACGTGTGTCCTTCGGAGGCATTGTCTTCGAGGAATACTACGGTGTTGTCAGCGGCGTGACCTTTATCAACGCATCTCAGGCGAGGTTCATGCCCGTGGGTGTCCCCGGTCTGTTCCAGAGCATCTATGCTCCGGCTGACCTACCGGAAACCGTCGGTACTCTCGGCCAGTACATGTATGCTCGTCAATACATGGCCGTGGATGGTAAGATGATACACCTGGAAGCCCAGTCTAACGGCCTCCACATCTGCACCCGTCCGCGATGTCTGGTCAAGGGCGTTCTCGCAAGTTAGTGTGCTTGACAATCTAATAGTCGTCTGTGTGTGTGTGTGTGGTCCGCTCATCTCCTGGCCCTGTCCTGATCCTGTCCTGATCCTGTCCTGATCTTCCACACAGGGTGCGGACCCACACAGACACCCAACCCCGTCCTGAACACCATTTTTCTATGAAAGGTGCTTATCATGCCCATTGATAGAAGTAAGCCCGTTATAGTCCAAGTACGAGACCTTCTGGAATCCCTGGTAGGGGCCAGTAAGTCTGTGGGGGCCATCGCCCTGTCTGATAATCCTGCCGATGGCGACACCCTTACCCTGTTCCAAGATCATACCTATACGTTTGTCGAGACCGCCAGCACGGACCTCTATGCTGTGACTATAGGCAGCACCCACTGGATTACCGCCCAGAACCTTGAGTCGGCTATCCTGAATACCATAGGCGGCCTGAACTCTGCGAAGCCTAATCTTGTCACCCTCGAGGAACTGGAGGAGCCGGACGACGATGGATCTTCAGCCGAGGAGGAGGCCTGTACCATCTACCTTAGTTCGGTACATCCGGGCAAGGCCGGTAATCAGGAGATCCTGGTTGACGTCACTGGAGAGGCAATCCAGGTTACGGGTATGATCGGAGGCTCTTCCGGTATTCTCATGGCCGCGGACTCGGTGGCGGTTAATATCAACAACACGTCCGCTCAGCTGACGGACGCCCAGGCCGGTGAGGTCTGGTATGTTCGTGGCCTGAACCTGGTACTCGGATCCGGTATCACCTCCCTTAAGTTCACGGACGACCAGGGCGATACTATACTAGACCTGGGTGCCTGGGCAGACGGTGGTGATCTGAATATCCCCCCGCAGATGTCCAGAGACCTCACTGTTTGTGCAGCCATTGGGGACATAAACCTTGTTGTAGCCGGTGGTTGCGTCAAGGGACTGGTATTCCTCGGCTACGAATAAAGGACTTAGACTATGGCCTGGGGTTCCGATATGACACCATCGCTTAAAGACAATGAATTTACCATAACAATCCCGTTCAACGACTGGGTTGAGCAGACTATAGACCGGGCTGTAGACCGGGCTGTAGACCTATCGGTGCGGAGAGCGGTGTCCAAGGCCGTCAGTGATTGCCCACATACCAATACGGTCGAGAAGATGGACAAGTTCATAGAATTATGGACACGACGCTGGTACTTGTTTGCCGGTGGACTTCTAGTAGTCTCTTTCCTCGGCGGCCTGGTAGGCGGATCTGACCGTCTGGTCAGGCTAATACTCGGAGCCTAGAAAATGTATAGCACACGCGACTACCTTGAGGCTCTATTTGGTGCCCGAAACATTCTGGCCTGGGCCGACCTGGATAACCAGGGTATACCACAGGACATATTCGACCGTATAAGCCTGGCTATAGAACAGGCTGACGAGATCATAGACAGCCAGTTCAATGGTAGTGCCTATCTAGTACCCTTGTCCGACAGCCAGGATCTTATTCCTCCCACAGTAACACGCTGGTCGGCCACACTGGCCGGTGTTCTACTCTACGAGGCCCGCGGCTATTCCTCTGAGGAGGATCCAATGGAGCTCAAGAGACAGGCCGTCATGGCCGAGATAGCCGATGTACTGGCCGGTAAATCACGCCTGATGGCCTTGAGGTCTAACCCACAGCGTGGCATAAGCGGGGTATACTACGATGACTAGCGAGAGCCCCGTAACAAAGTTCTACGACCGTCTGTGGATGGTCCTTGAGTCCAGCCCTGAGTTCGTCAAGACCTTCCTCGAGCCCAATAGAAAGAAGTATCTTACCCGTGAGGCCGCGGACCTACAGGTAAGGCAGGCGGCGGACTACCCGGCCATTGGTATATTCCCCTCGAACACCAATAACATACTCCCGCGTATCATCTCCAGCGACTGCCAGACCTTCGACCAGGCTGTGACTGTCGAGATAAAGACGGGTGAGACCGAATTGAGCACCCTTGATAGCCTTATCTGGATGATCTCAACCCTAGTCCTCGAGAACAAAGATTACCTGATGTCAGAGGAGGTTCTGTGTCTTACGCTCAACCAGCGCCCTGGTATTTCCCGGGCCCTTAATTCGCTGGGCTGGAATACCGCGATAAGCATGGACATAAAGTTTTCAATACCTAGAGTCTAAGGAGTGTGAATATGAAGACCGTTAGGGCAACGCTAAACAGCTCAGTATCGTTAAACCAGGTCAATGAGTTCGGGCTCAATAGCCCGGCACCACGAGGGACGTCCGATGCCGTCAGCATCTCATTATCGGGCTCCTTCTCCTACGACCCGGATATGGGTGTCGCCTACCACGCTCAGCTTGAGCTGCTTCCCCTGGTAGACGAGGTCTCCTTTGACCTGGATGCCGGTACAGTGACCGTTATATCACCCGAGTCCATGGAAGACCCGTTCGGTAATGCACTGTTCTTCACCAACGTGCATCTTCTGTGCGTCAGGGCGACCGACCCGGTGGATATCCTGATCCCCGAGACAGGAGGGTGGGTAACCCTGAGTGAGAGTGGAATACTCGATGTCCAGGGCCTTGTCCTGGAGGGAGATTACCCGGTGGAAGAAGATTCCGGTGAGTTCAGCATCAAAGCCTCGACCTTACCCGTCGGAGATGAGAGCGTCCTAGTGGACCTCATAATAGTCGGAGACCTAGAGTCGGCCTCCTCAGTCTAACAACCCTTGTATAGGAGTAATACCATGGCCTTTAAGAATCCCCTGATGGGCAGTGGCGGCAGCGTGACCCTGGACACC